AAACATTAATAAACTGCTGCCGAGGATATATGACGGCTCTTTAAATATTTATTGTTGGTAACGGATTACGGCTATGATTAGTTGCGGGATTGAGAACGAAATTAAATAAATATACAATGAAAGCAGAAGAATATTTAAACAGAATTGAGAATAAAGGAATAGGCGATACTTTTACATATAGTCGAAAAGAAATGATTGTTTTTGCTGAAAAATACTTTGAACATCGAGTAAATGAGATAAGTGATGCACATAATAAATTTTATAATGTAGCGTATAGTCTTTTAGAAAAAGCAGAAAGTGGAGACTTTCACGTATTAAATGAAGCATTCGAATTAGTTGACAAACTACTAAACAAATAGAACTATGAAAGATGTAGCTCAACCAAAATCCCTAATTGAATTAACTAATTTCTGTAATGGAGAAGGTTATGATTTATTTCCCATAAAGGGAACTGTAACAGAAATAATAGACGGTAAAAAAACAATAATACCTACAGTCAGGTGCATCGTTTTTAAGAATGATAAAAAACTAAAAGAAGGTGATAAAATATTCAGGTGCTGGATGGAATGTCAAAAAGAATCATATCAAAAGATTTATGATGCTCTCACCTTATAATGCTTAGAAGTATAAGACTTCTTATTAAGAACAGATTTGTAAATACTATCCTCAAGGCCACCTTTAGCAAATATCCAATACATTTTGTTAGAGGTTCGCTCTTTTGTTGTCATTCTATCTCTCCCTTGCCAATATGAAGTTGCTGAAAAATCAATATTAAACATCACTAAAAAATCAGCACTTGATAAAGAGATACCTTCTCTACCTGAGACAATCTGAAGAGCTATATTCTTATCTGTCTCGTTAAATTCACTTAAATCAGTAGTTAGAGTATCACCAAAAACATCCTGGAGCAACTCCAACTCCTTTGCGAACTTATAAAAAATAGCAATCTTAGAATTAGCGAAGTATTCTTTCACAAACACAGCTTTACTATTGTCGATTATAATAGCTGATCCATCCTCTAATTTAACTGTTCCTGAATACATCTGATGAACTTTTTGCATAAGCTTAACAGAAGTGTCTCCAAGAATGACTCCACCTTTCTTACCTTCAATAACTAAATCTTTTTCCAAAGTTTTAACCATTTTATAAGTAATAGGTTTCATATCAACATGTAAAATATTCTCTTCAATTTTAGTGCTAAAACCAGACTCTTTTTGCGAATGAGTTATCATGTAATCGCTAATAACAGAATCTATACGGTCAATAATACCATTAGAGTAATCATTTGCTGTAAAACCGTTAGCTCTATAGACTTTTTTCTTCTCTACATATGTATTTGCCCACTTATAAAAATTAGTCTCCTTAAAAGGGCTTAAATCGCTTATCCAAAATTGGTGATAAATCTGAGAATAAGATTCAGGTGTAGGTGTTCCTGTTAGAAGTATTACTTTTTTACTACCTATAGCTTTTTTGAGGTTTTTTGTTCTTAACGAAGGTTTTGGAAATGCGCCAAAAGAATGTGATTCATCAATAATAAACAAATCCACATCAGACGTATCTGTTTTGTGGACTTGTTCGTAGTTGGTTATTATTATTTTGTAGTCAGGATTGAGTGAAAAGTAATCGTCGTGAATAGTTTTAGAAAGAACAACTTTTTTCTTTGTTAAAAAAAGAACTTTTTTTGCTTTTAATTCTTGAGCAATCCCTAGAGCAGTCAAAGTTTTCCCGGTCCGGACTTCCATTGCCAACATCACAATCCCTAGCCTATTTAAAATGTCTGTTCCTTTTAATATTATATTTTTCTGATAATCCCTGAAAACCAACATTTACTATCTTAAAAAATTAAGTTCAGTATACTTATCCCTAACTACGCACCCATGGTCTGTACCAGCGTCATAATAATCTTCATATATCTCTCTAATTATAGCGCTATCTATAGCTTGGTCATATGTGAGTTCTGTGTAAAGAACTTCCATTCTGAAGTGATTCAATAACTCCTCGCATCTAGTAAAATATGAATCATCGGTATCACATCCTAACAAAGATGTAATAGCTAATAATAATATAAATATTTTTTTCATTTTGTTCTTGTTTATAATGTTAATAAAAAAGGGTGGTGTTCGTCGCTGATCTGTCTCTCTTCGTCTAAAGTAAGGTAATTTCGAAACCCTTACTGCATTGGTACGATACCACCCATAAAAAACTACTTCAAATCTTTTGTGTTTTCGTCGGTAAGAACGGCACCTCCTCTTAATCGATAACCAAGAATAAATGCTCTTATCCATAAAGGCTTTTTAATACGGCCTTTTGCTGTAGCCGAGCGATATCCACCATAACCCATTCCTAGATACTTGTGAAAGTCAACACCTTTTAATTTGTGTTCTTTTAAAATTAACTTGAATTCTTCTAACATAATTTTTGTATATTAAATTTGATTTGATTACACATTGAACTACCACTTAAAGGGATTGATAAAACTTTGACTCCTTTTAACCCAGCGTCTCTTCTTATTTCATATAACAAGTCTTCTTCTAATTCTTGTTCAATACCACCTAGTGATATAAAATCACCAATCTTTTTAAAACTATGTAGCACATTTGCATGCGTTTGATAATTTCCAGTTATATCACAGTAATACCTAGCTATGACTTCTAAATTCATGTGTTTCATGTCCAAAACTTTGCAACATAAGTACTGAAACCATTGTCTAGGAGTAACCACTTCATGCTTTCTTGACTTAATGAAAAGGTCTTTTAAACCTATCTCAAAAGTATTACATACAGCTTCGTGAATAACCCCTAAAGTTTCCAAATTCTTATCACTTATTTTTTTTTTATTATTAGGCATACCTACTTAAGTTCGTTATCTAAATTTGTTAAAATTTTTCTTAAATTCTCTTTATCCACAATAGCTTCTACTAAAGAATTTTTGTGTTTAAATGATAATCTATAACTGTCATTAGTTATGTGAGTACACATAGATTCAATTGTTCCTTTTTCCATTATCTTTTTATTTTAGCATTGGATGATATTTCAAGAATACCTCCGATTAATGATAAACACATTGCAAATAAATAACAGTAAGTAAAAAAACGATACAGGCCTAACGCTTCAGGATTTTTTCCTGTTATAACGTAAACTGTTAAAAACACAACCAATAAGATTGCTAAAAAATAAGATGAAATCTTGTAAATTAAATTCGGTAATTTTTCCATGTTTATAGGGTTTAAATTGTTTAGTTACAAATGTACAATAAATGTTTGATATATCAGACATGTTTTTAATAAAAAACATTACTAGAATGAAACATCGTCTAATTCTTCTTCAGGAGCTGATCCTTCGCCTTTTAAAATCTTAAATTTACGAATACCACCATTCGTGTTGAATTCTCTATTCCATCCTTTAAAATCCAGATACATAGTAATCCATCTTCCGAACCATGCAGCCGTCATGTTTCTTCGCATTTCACGAATACCATCGTTATAGCTAGTCATTATTTCTTTAGTAGTGTAATACTTACTGTTTTTAAATTCAAAGTCGTTCTCACAAAAATCAAAGAAATCTTCAGAAGTATTGGCTATTATTTTCTTAGTTTTCCCTGTTTTTAATTCTGAATAAATCAAACCGCCTTTTAGATATTTCTGAATATTTGTCATCATATAGGTAAAGAATGAATTCCATTGAGATTCATGCCAACCACTAAAAAACAGTTTACCAAATTCATCAACTGGCTTAAACTTTTTAGAATAATGTCTAAACAACTCAATTTCAACTTTTCTAGCATCATGAGAGTCGCCAACCCCTGAAAGAATATAATTAGATGTAAACAATATCTTAGGACTCTGAGCAAAGGGTATTTCTATAGGTTGTAGGTTCTTTTTATTTAATGTAAGATTCCCGGTTATTATACTGAATAATGATTCAAACTTAAAAGTGCGTTCCATATCATCAAAACAGATAATATTATCATCAAGGTTAACTGTATCATAAGGAAATTGACCTTTATTATCAAACTCCTTCCCATTTAACGTTACTAATTTACGCATCTTACTAAGCGCTTGAGAAATTAATGTCTTACCAGTTCGGCCTGACGGATCATCGTTTAACGTTTCGTCGTAAAACACAATTGCTAAACCTTCATCTTCCTTCTTGTGGTTATTAAGCAAATACCCCATAGCGCATTCTATAGCTCTTCTTCTTTCTTCTTCTTTATGAGAAACATTATTAATAAATGTCTCAAAATCAGATTTCTTATCAGATAGATTAAAGTCATGAGGTATTATATTCTTCTTCCAAACAAAGCCACCTACATTAATATACTCTACAAATTCAATATCATCTTCAGTAACTTTTACTACATGATTTTGAAAAAACAAATAAGAAGTCTTTTCGTCGTCACGAAGCATTGCTAATTCTTTTGTAGCTAAAAGTGTAAGATAATTTTCTGTAAACTTAGCTGTTGACTTTGCAAAGAAATTATAAACCTTTATATCTACTTCTAGCACATGATTAAGAATAAAGTCTTTTATATTGACTTCATTAACTTCAGATATGATGTTATTATAAACCTTTACAAAGGTGAATTCTTTCTCGTTAAGCTGAACTTTATAAAACCCTCTATTCTCTAAAAATAATTTGAATTTATAATCATTTAATGATACTTTTCCATTCTTATCGATATCCCAGAACATAAGGTAATCGTCTTCGAAATCAAAATCCATTACGTCTTCAATTTCTTCAGAACTCAATCCTTTTCTAGTAAGCTCACGTTTAGCTTTGGCCGAACCTTTTTTTAGTATTCTCTCTGCTTCGTATATTTTATTATCATCAACAAGTGTTAATGTATCGAATTCATGAGTTAATTTGTAAGCACTATTTATTATAGAGCTAAGTTCTGACTCTTTTAATCCTGAAGAGTAAAAATCAAGAAAGAAACCAAGCGCTTCAGTCTTTGGCATGCCTGCACGATTTAACCCAGCAGCTAACTTAAAGAGATTATTATTTCTTTCCCCAGCCTGGAGTGTGAACTTCTTGTTAAACCATTTTTGTATAACATCTACTTTTTCAGAAATATCTGTTATTTTAAAATAATCAGGATAATTATTAGCTCTAGTAACTTCTGTAAATTCCTTCTTCAGAATCCAAACCTTAGAATCTTTGTTTATAAATAAGTCAGGGTCATAAGATTCATAACACACTCTAGATATATCTTTAGTCTTAGTGTCTAGTGTTGTATCAAAAGTTTCGCAAATCGCTTCATAGTACTTGGTATGGTTTTGTATTTCAGCCGGGACTTTAAATACAGCTTTAACTCCATTCCCTGAAGGACTAATAAATGCTGAGTAAATATATTCGTTTTCCTTTAAGCTATCTCTTAAAAATGTAGGATCGGCCACATCGTCGAAATCTAAACAAGCGAAGCCTGAATGCTTAATAATATTCTTTGCTGAACGATAAGAGAATTCTCCTGAGAAGCAAATGGATTTTAAACCCATTTTTAATTCATTTCTTTTATCTTTTTCTTTTTGGTTCCTTATACTTTCAACTCTTGCCTTTGATGTACCTTTTCTAATATCTTCTAACACATCATCAACTTCTTTAAAGAATGGATTTTGAACATCCTTTATATTAGCGAATACTGTTATCATATATTATAGGTTTTTTAACTTTGCTTGGACATGAAGAAGCGTTCCTATAAACGAGTGTAGTTTTTTAATATCTAAATCAACAGAGATTTCATCTTTATTGTAGATATTTGTGATTTTACAGGTTTTTTCATCTGGATTCTCTAGAATTGATATTTTAGAGTTTTGGTCGTAAAGACCCTGAAGAGTGTGTTTCATATAAATTATTTTAAGTTAAGTGACAAAGATAATACTTCTTGTTGGATAAATAAGACATAATTTCTGTTTTATTTTATAATACAGCATTCAGATAGTTAATACAGTATTATGTATAAAAACAATAACATTAATACAGCATAATACAGCATTTTATTTTTTTGCTGTATTGCCTTGCGACCAATGGTATAAATACTCTTCAGGGTTTCTTTGCAAATAATACAGCATTTTTTCAAATTCTGAGACAAAAAAATATTTTACCTCTTTTTTATTATTCTATATGTAGTATAGGGTGTTTTTTGCTGTTTTACTGTATTATATAGGTCAACAGTCTGTGTATGTGATTGTTACCTTAAAACCTTGCTGTATTATTGCTGTATTATTCTTTTTTTTGCTGTATTAAGTAATCCTCTTCTTTCTTTTTTTGCGCAGCTCTATACACAAAATCTGACATCTTCTTCTTTAACGCTGACTTCTTACTTACCATTTCACGGTATTGTTCGCTTTTCTCGTAGAGAGATTTAGTATCAGGTAACACCTGGTAATCAACAAGAGCTGATCCAAATGAATTAGCTAGAGCTTTAACAACAACATGCTCGTCTTCGTCGTTATTATCTATTTCTATCGTGAAATTTATTCTTCTTTTAGCCACATGTAAAGATACAAAAACCCCCTAACATATAGTTAAGGGGTTGTGATAATTTGTAAACGATTTTAGTTGTTTAGAAATCTAATCCGTCTGTGGCTTCTTCTGACTCAACAGCTTCAGCGCCAACAACTTCGATTTCTTTTGTACTTCTTGTATTTACAAATGCTTGTAGGATAGCTACAGCTTTATTAGCTAAAGCGTCTTCATCTTTTGTAACTTCCTTTCCTAGAGAGAATATTGGCATGGAGTAACTAACTGCTCCTTTTTTACCGTCTTCAGATTTAAGTATTTCAATCCAAGTATTATCGAATTGACCATTAAAGCCTTTATAGAATTCACTATACTTAGCAACAGCACTTCCTTTAAGCTGAATGTTCACTATTGAACCGTCTTCAAGCATAGCGTAAACGCTTCTGTGGTAAACACCACCAGCACTAGCGACTGTGTTTTTGATTTCTTTGTACATGCCTTCAGCAATATTCCCTTGTCCTTTGAAAGCTTTAACCGTCATCGGTTCTGAACCAATAGAGTAAACTTCATTAGAGAATATACCACTACCAGCTGAATCGCTCCAACCTTTAATGTTGTGATAATGTTCTAGGAATAAAAATTTGAAAGGCAATTCAACAGGAATGTTTACTTTTTGCGCTTTATCGTAATAAGAAAATCTTTTTTCCTTACTCTTCCATTCCAAGAACAATGTTGCTGGATTGGGATTTGCATTTTGTGGGCGGTCTAATCTTGCCATAATCTAATTAATTTTTGTTAATGCGTCTAAATTAAGAGGTAAACGCTTCCTCGATTAATGTCGTTATGTTGTTAAAATAATGCTTTTACATTTGGTTTTTTTAGTTGGTTAGTTTTATTGTGGATACAAATATAGTTCTTTTATATTAAATAACAACCTCAAATACAGTTTTATTTATTTTTGTTTTTGATACTGATTTAGCATTATACGCTTCTAGTTCCTTAATGACAGAATATCCATTAACATCTTCAATGTTTTGAAGGTCTACGGATATTTTAGTAATCCTTCCGTCTCTACATAAATAATAGTTCTGAGCAGCGTATCCAAATAAGCCTAAAGCATTCTCGCTATAACTATTTGCTCCAACAGTAGAACCTGATCTTGCGTAAAAATCACCGATATTGGTTGCGTGAATGTGTCCACCAATCATGAATCTTATATTGTTTCCATTTAAAGCAAGTCTACCTATACCTGATTGAGCATTCTTTTGCGTGTTAACCATTCCACTAATGTTATGGGCTAATAACCATTTACTATCGTCTACCGTTACTATTTCTTCTACTTTATCTACTCCACCCCAGGTAACACCTTCTATATTTGCTAAATCAAAAGCCTGACGAATTCCGTCCATAATCATGAAATCATAATTATCGCTTAGTCCTTCATTACTAAATGGCATTTCTTTACCAACCCTACTCTCGTTCCCTAGAACAGAAACAATGGTCACTTCAAATCCTTGGTTCCTTACGTCTAAAATAGCTTGAGTTATTATATGACGCATTAAAGAAGTTGCTTTAGCTCTATTTGTAGAAGCTAAAAGCAGTTCGTCTAAACGTCTATCAGAGTTAAGTAAATCTCCGGTAAAGAACATCGCGACCTTCTTGTAGTTATCTTGCTTAAAATGTCTACAGGCCTCGCTAATATGTAATTTTAATCTCTTTGATAGGACATTGAAATCATATGTGTTGTGTGGTAAATCCACTAATTCATTTCCATGTAAATCTGTAATCTGTATAACACCAACTCCTGACGCACTTTTACTTTCATGAAGAGGTGTTAGTTTTATTTTATTAAGTGCTTTTGCGTGTTTCTTGTAAACTTGTAATTGAGACTTAGCAAACTCACCTAAAGCATTTTCTATCCTTGCATGCTCTCTAAATGATTTGTTTGCTATTCTGTTCTGATCCATAGAACGCTGCTTACCTTTTGCTAACTTCACATTTTCGGTAACTAATTCTTTATCTGCATAATGCATTTTCATTAGCTTGTTGAATTGTGTTCTTATAGAGTCCTTGGTAGAGTCCATATTATACTTGTGTTTCAAGAATTTAGCCACGGCTGACATATTACCTGAAATCATTGGGTCTGTTTCGTAAAGCATTAAAGCTTCTTCAAAATACTCTTCGTTTTTAACCATAATTTATTTTAGTTTAATTCCTATTAATAAATTCATTCCTAATGTTTTTGAAAAGTTGTTATAATCAGCTATAGCTCCAACCCTTATGAAATTTTTCATTGTGTAATTCAGTCCAACACCATAACTATTGAATCCGTCTATGTTTGATGATAATGTGAGGAATAACGAGCTAGGTTTAGAAAGTTTTTTATATAGATTTTCTTTTTCAATATACTTTTCTATTTGAGCGTCTTTATTGTTTAATTGGCTTTCATTATTCTTTTTTATAGATTCGAATAAAGCAATAAGCCTGGTTTGAGTAGCGCTAAGTTCTTGTAGATATTTGTTTTCTTCTAGAAGGATCGGATAAGCTAATAATGTTGAAACTATTTCTTGTTTCTGCTCTTTATCAATTCCTTGTATGGGTATGGTTTGAGATAATGCTATCGAGTTTACGCTCAGAGTAATCAATAACAATAGAAGGTACTTCATTTCGTTTCTGTTTGTAATAGCTTACAGTCTTGATTAGTTGTTTTTTATCCTCCTCATTTATAAATATTAATAATTCTAAGGAGTCTTTTTCTTTCTCAATCAATTGATTAACCTTGTCAATATCTTGTATCTCTTGAGTCAAAGATAGTATTTCTTTTCTGTACTTGTCTTCTTTTTGAAACTTAAACACAATAAAAGCCACTAATCCTGTGATAATCAGTAGCGTAATAAGGTTTTTTTTCATTATCCTATAAGCTCACCCCCTGTGTTTTGTCTTAGCCAGGATACAAGCAAATCAAAGCTTCCGAATTTAGTATCAGTTATGTCTAAAAACTCACCCCAAGGTATTTTCTCTGTTATGGCTTCATTACCCATAAAGAATTGAACTACTGTTGCATCGCCTTTTCCAGTTACTGTGTTAGGTGTTTTAAACCATACAGCTCTATACGGAGCGTTAACCTCTCGCCCATTAGTTGGGTCTTGACCAGAATATCTTATTGTTAAATAATTATCTACAATTTTTAATTTTTTATCTGTTGCCATTTTATTTTTTTTTAAATATACGTTTATTTTATCACTTAGTAAAGGTAACTATTAAAAAACTATCCTTAAGTGCTATAGGAATATGTTTCTCGCTTTTTTTATATGTAACACTTTCTCCTTCGTTAAACGTTCTTCCAGATAAAGAATCAAACAAACACCCATATATTACTTGTGTAAGTTCTTGACAATCATCATGATAATGCCATCCGAATTCACCGTGTCTACACATCCTTGTTTGAAAGACCAATTTATTTAAAGAGGATTCAATTTTTCTTACTTGAACCTTATCGTTTAACTTAACGTCTTCATCTAAAGGAAACTTATCTAATTTGTCAAAATTTATTGGACTAGCGCTTTTTCCATTAAAACTACTAAGCATCTGGTCTAGCTCTAAGGACTCAGCGTAGAATTGTTTCATTGCTTTTAACCTAGCGTCTTTATTCAGTTTTACGGTTTTTCCGTAAAGGTCTTCTTGTATTTTTTTTTTAAGTTTATCCATTTTTGTATTGGATTATCTCCTTAAGCTGATGAAAAACAATAGACCACTTTTCAGACATTGTTTGTACGTCTTTACTGTTCTCTTTGAGGTCGTTTTGGTGATCCTCAATAACTTTGTAAATCTTTTCGTCTTTAGCTTTAAGCTCCTTTTTAAGTAATGTTCTCTCGTATATCAAGAGTCCTATTACAGCGATTAAAAGGCCATACATTGTAATGTCTTTAATGCTTAATAATCGTTCAATAGTAGCTGGGTCTTGTAAAAAAAATAATAGCATTGTTAGGGATGTGTGTTTTTATATACCGAAAATCGATAACGCTTTTTTCAATAGAGATTTTTCTCCGTCGATTATACCTTTTCTCACTAGTTCATTGTAAATAAATGTAGCTGCAACAACAATGGTTGTTATAACTGTAATGGTTCTATCGCTTAGTCCGATTACCGATCCAAATTCGACAGTTGCGTCATTTATAATTGCCAATACCATAAGTATCGTTGCAAATACGCTGCTTTTAGGGTTTTCCGTGTCTACTACTAGTTTTCTTAATTTCATACGTTAAATTTTTGTTTATATTTTTTTAATAATTGTGTTCTGTGTTCTAATCCGTTATATCCACCATTTATTCTTTTGGTAACCATTTTTACATCATCATTATCAGCATAGTAGTTTAGATTTCTTTTCTTCCAAAACCATATAGCGCTAATCATAGCGTCAACTTCATCTAGTAATAAATCAGGATTATTAATGTAATCTATTCCTGTGTCCTCTGTGAGTTCTGTGTAATTAGCTTTTCCGGTTATTTGAATAAAGCCTCTACCTCTATACTTCCATCCGTCACCTGACGCTTCATTACCATTATCCATTCTATTTGCGTATACTCTGTTGGCTATAGCTTCAGGGTTTCTAGCGTATTTTGTTGCCAGGCTTTTAGTGAAGTATTTTTTAAACACACGGATCAGAGCTGAAGCACTATAGTTTAAGTTTTCACTTACAGGCTTAAGATTGCTCTCATGCTCTAATTGAGCAAAAAAATGAGCTAGTCTTAAAGGTGTTGATATACCTTCTCTAGTCAATATAGTTTTATACTTTGTATGTAATGCCATTTTAAGCAAAAATAATGATTAATATCTATATATTAGTTGTTAATAAGCTTTTTCTCACAAAAAGTCCTCCCATTAGAACTATACTGAATAAAATATATTCCAGAACTAAGGTATAGAGTATTTTCTACGTCAATCCTTTGTCCAAGCATGTTAAAATACTTCACGTCTAGTTTGGTATCTAGTTCGGTATCTAGTTCGGTAATGGATAGTGATTTTTGAGGATATTTAGCAAACCATGCTGGCGCTATATTCGGAAACTGAGATTCTAAATCTGAATCATACCACCAAGAATTAAACGCGAACATTGTTCCGTCTCTACTTATAGAAGCGTATAATCCTTCTTCTCTAGATGGTATTCTATTTGCATTGGTTCTTAAAAAGTACTGCATATCGTTTGTATCATCATAATCTAAACGAATAGATATAATATCTTTAGATATAGCGTTATCCCTACTACAGCAGTTCTCTATAACATAAGCGTATCCTGGCCTGTTGGTATTAGTGCATGATATATAACCTCCATACAGCCCTCTTGCTAACCCATCGGCTCCAGTATCTTTGAATTTATAAACTGTTTCTCCGTCTCTAATTCTAGACATAATTAAAAAGGTATCATCATCTTCTGTCATGCAATCGGCTGGGCATCCAGAAGCTCCGTCTTTATATCCAAGGTACACATCTTCCCCATAAATATCTAAACCCAAACCAGCATGTGCTTCGGTATAGTTTACTACTCTGTAATTTGAAGGAGTGTCTCGTGTGTTGTCATATGCTACAATTGCGTTTCCATTCCAAGAATTTAATTCTAAGTTATCAAAATACGCTATAACAAAGTAATCCCCTGTCGGTGAAATAGATACCCAATCAATAATATTGTCGTTATCTATATCCATCCTAGAATGAATATTGCTAGGCTGATTAGGGTTGTCTCTAGTGTCTTCTAAATCCATAATGATAGCTTCGTAAGGAGAGCCTGAATATGGCGCTCTCTTAGTGGCTGTTATGGCCATGTATTTATCATCCCAACTTATTGTGCCTTCATTGTTTCCAAGACTGATATCCGTGTGAGTTTCTGTAAAGTCATGAAGCAAGTCTTCCGATCCATAAGGATTAGGGAAATACTGCGCTTTTAAAGAAACATCGTTACTATTTCTAAAGAAGACATATAGCAAGTCAGGATTAGTGTTTGACCAATAACCTCCGTTTTCAACTCCTATATGTATAATGTTAGAAGGGTTCGCGACTTCGACAAACCCATTGCCACTAAAGCTGCTAACAAATTTCATCCAAGTGTCATTAGCGTTATATACCGGTATTTTTGAATATTGTACACTAAATCTTGATGCTCCGTTCGGAGCTATTCTTTGAATTAAAGCTCCTGTGTTTGGGTCTGTATATTCTTCGTTAATCTCAGGGGTGTAATTTGGAGTTTCTACATTACCCCAAGGATATGTATCTATGTTTAAAATCGCTGGATAATCCTGAGCAAATACACTAAACCCTAAAAGAATTAATAAATACTTCATAGTGCTATTTCTACATCCTACTAAATTTTTCATGTTATTTATTATTTATTATTTATATTCTAAATATTCTACGAGCGCCTCCTGGTACGTTAGGAACTTCTAACTCAGCCCACGAAACTGCTCCTCCTCGTCTATTTGCTCCTGGGCCACCTCCAGAAGCTGGAAAATCAACTCTTATTCTTAAATCTGTATAATCAGTAATACTATTAGCTTCTCCTGCACTTAAAGTATATGCTAAAGTTACGAATCCTAACAAATCTGCGTTTGTTCCTAAAGTAGCAATTAAGGTTACTCCTTGATATAGATACGCTGTTCCTGCTTGAGTATTACCATCTGTAGAGGGTGCTACGTTTGTATCTGATTTTCCCCAACGAACTCTAACTATATGACCTATTGCGCTTACAGGATCAGTCACATCACTCAATCCACATTCGTAAACGGCTGTTGTATTATCATTTGAAGTTAAGTAATCAGCGTCACTAAAACTTACTTCGTCAATATCTGTAAAACCACCAACTATTTCAGTAGTGGTAATATCTGAATCTGGTCTACCGAATTGCGCCATATCTTATGAGTTTATGTAATATTCAACTGTTAGCGTTAATTCATCTACCGTTCCGCTTACTGCGTTTATCTCAACCCAAAGCGCACTTTTCTCAACAGGTAAATTATTACTAAAAGCTGTTTGTTCTTGAAACGTTGTTGTACTCGTTGTAACAACATCTGCTGCTGTTAAATCAGAACCTGCCGCACTTCTATCAAGAGCGTGTTTAATTCTCCAATCGACTGATGGGGTTGAACTTCCTCTTAAATTATGATAAACTGCCGCAATAGTAACTTTATCTCTAGCAAGCATTCCGAAAGAAATATCATCAGAAACCGCTGGGTTTTCTATTACTAAAGTAGCTGTCTGTAATCCTGTATGTATTTGATTTGTTCTACCCGCAATATTTGTAGAAATATTTGCATTTGTATTTATAATATTTAATTGATTTGTTCTTAACTCTATTATTTTAGCAGCGTTATTTACTAATATTCTAGTGGCGTTACTTACTAAAGTAGTATCTCCTATTAATATATCTCCCCAAAGATTTTGCATTGTTATTTTAGTATTAGCCATATCAACAAAAACTTGAATGTTTTTACCACTAGCTACCTCTTCAGAAATTAATTGTACTCCACTAGCATTTGACTGCATTATCCCAAAATGAAGTCCGCCTGCATCATATGTTTTTGCACTTATTTCATTCTTACTATCCCAAACTGTAAGCAAGGTTTGTAAACCTAAAAGTTTTGTATCTCCAAGAAGAACAGAGCCTCCTGCATCTATTGCGTTTAAATTAATTTGTTCGCCATTCGCATCAATATAAGCGGTAGTTGCATTATCCCCTATCATATAAGTTCTACCTCCAAACATAACAATATTGCTATTGCCTTGTATTAACCTCAATAGATTAGATGCTTGGTTTAAGTTTATGTAACAAGCTGTTCCACTACTATTTCCTACAAAAAACTCTTTAGTAGCATCATTCCAAATTAAATCAGCCGAAGCTCCAAAAGCACCTGCTTCATTATATTGAATCTGCGTGGTAGTACCTGCTGGCGATGTTGCTGCTACTGGTGTGGTAATATCTAATAAGTCAAAATCAATCGCTGTTAATACTATTGTTCCTCCTACCCCTACTGTTTCAGGTAGCGATCCAACATATTGGTAAAGCTTTTCAGAACCACTTATCACACATGTAAAATAGTAAGTTGTTCCATCGGCAAGTAAGTTCTCCCAAGTAATCGTTGCAGGGTCTATAGCGTTTATATAATCCTCAATAGTAGAGGCTCCAATATCTCCTAAGTCAATATATTCAGAGGTTGCAGGTGGTGCTATAAAATTTGGTAATACAAAATATTCTCTTAGTATTAAATCATTTTCAGAAATTACACCATTTAAACTTGCGTTACCCCATGCTCCAAGAATATTATTTTTTGCGAAGTCATAATAATTACGCTGCAACCTTGTAACACCTCCTACCTCAACAAAAATAAGTAAACTAAATTTTATTAATTGGTTGTTAGTTACAGTAAATCCTACCGTATTTATTGCTGATACAATTTCAGTAAGTGTCGTTATACTTCCTAATGTTGCGTTTAATGCTGAAGAACCAAAATCTTGAACAAGATAGCCAGGTGTTTGTTGCGCTGGTATTGTTCCTGTAAAATTAACGATTGGGTTTTCAGGGTCTGTTGCATCAACAGTAATATCGGTTCCGGATTGCACACTATCTACTTGACCTCCTATTGTTCCTGTAAAATTAACGATTGGGTTTTCAGGGTCTGTTGCATCAACAGTAATATCGGTTCCGGATTGCACACTATCTACTTGACCTCCTAATGTACCTGTAAAATTAACGATTGGGTTAACAGGGTCTGTTGCATCAACAGTAATATCGGTTCCGGATTGCACACTATCTACTTGACCTGACCCTCCTCCACCTACAGGAGCGAATAACAAACCGTCTCCACCTTCTGTGATTGAGTTGGACGGATCGCTACTGATTAAGTCAGCTATTACAACCTCTCCGTCCTCTCTAAAAGCTGGATATCCTAAGTTTATTAGCCTTTGGAATAATAATATTCCTGAAGCAAAGCTCTCAACACCTCCTCCTGAAGAGTCATCAACTATACTTACTTCGCTATAAATCCAAGAACCTCTTTTAGCTCCATTGGGTTCTACTAACAATAAGTAGTCTCCATCGACTTTTGCTGTTAGTTTAGATAAACCAAAGACAAGACTACCGCTTTCTGTTGGATAGTGAAAGAAATTTTTATTACCTTTTTTTCTAATAGTTAATGCCATAATTATCTTGCTTTATGTGTTCTTGTTATTATATATCTAATGTCATAAACAGCTATATCTTCGTTTGTAGATAAAATCTTTACCGTTCCACCGTTTGCTTCCCATGTTCCTAAAGTGTAAGCGTCAAATGATTTTAAAAAATAATGTTCCACACCACTTCCTTTTGATAAAGAGAATTCGCTTTCGTATATTTTACCAACAGCGCCACCGATATCTATACTTGTCTTTAACCTAGGGTCTGCTCCTACTCCTAAAGGTTTACAATGAAGTTCAATAGTTATATTAACACCGTCTCCATCCCTTCCTGTTATTACAGTTCCATCATAGAAAGTGTTTACATCAAGTGGTTTTTGTAGTTCATAAGAATTTAAAGCATCATTAGGCAGGGAAATCTCTACTCCATCAACTAGTGTTAATGGCGCACCTTCAGTATAAAGTGTGTCTGCATAATTACCCCAACCGGTATAGATGTTAAAAAGATTTCCTTGAGGTTTATTGTAGCTCGCTACAGCACCATCACCGTCTAACCTATTGGTGTCATGCAACATCATACCGTCAATAAACACGGTTTCACTAGCACCAACACCATTGGTAGCATCAAAAGTAAATGTAAAAGTTACAACATCACCTAGAAACAACACATATGGAATATCACTTACAAAACGATGCCATTCTTGATTTTCTGTAGTCGGCAATGCCCATGCTTGGGTGTCTATTAATATTCCGTTTACAAATATTTTAACGTTTCCTGTATAGTCGTCAGTAGCTGAAAGTCTATACATGTAAAAAGACAATAAACATCTACCAGCTTTTAGAGATATAATTGTGTCTTGTATACTATTAGAAACTGTTATAGGGTTCGCTAAGTCGGTATTTTGTATCTTCAAAGCTCTTTCTCCTTCAAAAACAAAGTCCTCTGAATGAATAGCGCTTCCTGTTCCTGATGGTACCGTCCATGAGCCAGCGTTGTTAAACGCTAGGTATGGGTCTATTATGTTGTCGCTGTAATTAACTGCTTTTCTTGTAGTTTGTATCATCTTAGTTTAGTGTGTTATATGTTATTTCAAATGTGGCTGTTTCACCAGCTCCGAAAGCGCCTCTTATAAATACATCTCCAGTGCTTAATAAAGTAATACCGACTTCCTCTGAAGTAAATACTGTTCTACCAACTCCATTTGCTATATAGTTCGAAAGGCCAAATATTGATAGTATGACATTACTATCTTGAACGAAACTAGTGTCGGCTTGGTTAATCGTGAATATAATTGGAGAAGTCTGTGACACACCGGAAACGTTTGTGGTCGCTCCTTTTATTGTAACTTGCCTTCCTATCTTTGTGATAATAGCATTGTAATCCATTATTGCATTGCTACCGGTTATGGTTCCTGTAGATTGTGTTTCAACTATTACTTCAGGGTATAGTGACTCTAAGACACTTTCTACTTCAGTATGTAGGAATTCTTCATGCTGTGCATGTGTTGTTAAACCAGCATTCAGCGTTAGCTGTGCTTGTATTTTTGCTTTAATCTCTGCTTTTGTTGCCATAATTTATTATTAATTAACTTTCTGTTCCAGCGCCTCCGTTATAGAGTGCTGTTATTTCTGCTTCTGTTACTTCGTAACCTTTCCATATTCTTAAAATGTCCATGTTACCCTGAAATTTATTATTTGTTAAACCACCGTTCTGATCTCCTATTTTTAGGAAATAACTTGTTAAAGGCATTCCGGTATAATTACCTTGTTCACTAGAACTCTCACTTGCTGCCACATCGTTTATTCTCATTTTTAAACCACTTGCGTCACCACTACCGTCATAAGTAATAAATATCTGATTCCAAGCATTTGTAACCGTATTACCATTGTCGCCACAAACCAAATAATTACCTGAATCTGTATAAGCATAGAAAGTCATCCACCCACTTTGGTAAATCATTTTATACTCCCCTTGGCCTGTGTTTTCGTAAAACTTATTTAAAGGCCTACCAAAAGACTGAAAGGGATATAACCAAATCTCTATAGAGAATGGGTCAGCTCCAAAACTTAATTGAGAAGACGAAGGAACATTTACACTTTGACCGTAAGCTCCATTGTAATTAAATCGATAACCTTTATCTATAACCCCAAGTTGATTAAGTTCTGGGGTGCCTTGTCCAGCCACACCTTGTGTTAATGTTCCCTCATTACTATTAACACTACTATCCAAAGCAGTAGTTCCACTTAATTCGTTGAATTTGTAGAATAAAGATAAGTTGCTAGTTAAAGGGTTTAAGCAATCAACTAAGTATTCGTTATTATCGTAATTTGTTCCTTGATATTGACCGACAGAAAACACAAAACTCCATTGCGTGTCGTTTACGATTCCAACATAAGGTATCCCTATCGCTGAAACTAATCCTGGAGACACTAAGATGTAGTAACTTCCGATAGAAGGTATGTCGTTTCCATCTCCAAAAACATTAGGTATTGATAGTTGGTTACTAACAATAGTCATGTCTGCTTCGGTGTATGTCACTAGTGGTGTTATTGGAAGTGACCCAAGTGCGTCATATATCTTTATTGTACCCACCCCTAATTCTACAGGCACATTGAAATTCATTTCTAAATTTGGGTCTACAGTACAAGTAGTATAAACAGAATCCATTGCGACTTGAGTGCTAACTAATGATAACCCACCTGAGAATATTTGATAGTCGTAAACATATATGTCAGATTCGTTTCTATACAAATTAAAACTAGCTCCAAACTGATTAGTTTTTCCGACCCTACCATTTTCTTTTATTAATGGATTGTTTGATACTCTTATATTATCGATGTAAATCTCGTCATGAGCAAACGTCTTCTTTAAAGCAGTATATGTTTGTAGGTCAATCCTTTCTAATACATAGTCATGAGCTGTTTTTTCTAGAAGCCTGTTAGAGATAGTGTTCCCGGTGGATATTTGAAAGTATTCACCAACTTCGCTATTATCTATAACTCCTACATACTCGCAAAATATTCTGATAGATTGGTAGTAAGGTACTATTTGATAATCAATACCTTCTAGACTGTTAAAGTTTTTATAGTCAAATCTAATGGTTTTCTCTATGTTCTTATTAGTAATCTTTAATGGATTCGAATAGTAAGAATTATTATTTGTAGTGTTTGTTAGTTTAAGCATTACAGCTCTACCGTGATAGTCAACGGTTAGATTTATATACTCTATAGCGCACTGGGTCACTCCCTTTGAGTCTGTGTATTGCTCTATAAACACGTTAGGAGTAACGTCATCTAAAACTTTTCCATCCCTATCAATAGTCTCTACTTTATATGTTCCGTTAAAAACAACTCCTGTAGCATTATTAGTTATCTGGAGATAGCTTTCTGTAGGAGATAACTGTACGCTAAAATGGTAAGCTATTTGCGTAGTCTTGTAATCACCTAAAGATAAAGCTTCGGCAAGCGTGTTATTTAATTTTATAAAACTTCTATCCATTATAAATCTGTTAATGCTTGAGCTAAATCCTCAACATTGGCAAAAGAAACACCATTTACTTTTACTTTGTCAAATTTAGTCAAATTAATTATATTTACCGTGTTATTATCCTTAATAAGCAAATAATCTCCTGTTATATCCCAAAATATCTCAGGCAATATCTCTTGGTCGTAACCAACTTCGTTAATAACTATTAAGCTTCCTATTTTATCTATAGTTGTGAAGTCGCTCACACTCTTCTCTTCAGCGTATAATGTTAATACTTTTGTTTGCCAAACATATCCAAACTTAACAGGATATACCTTTATCATCGCTCCATTGTTGTTTTGAATTCTAAGAAAGCCACCCAAAGTAGCTTCGTCTTCGTATTTCTTAATGATATTTAGAGCCTCCTCATAATCAACGATTATAGGTAGTTCGTATATCTTAGGTGTTAGAATCTTAGGTTCTAAAGTATCTAACTTAATAGCTTCATTTTCCACATATACTATTCCGTCAGCTCCAAAACGAGTAAGTAGCTCACCATTACTTTCAAAGAAAGTATTTCTTATTGATTGAGTTATATAACTAGCAGCCGTATTAATGTAGCTCTCCCAATGCTTCATGTTTCTTCTAATCGTGTAAAGAAGGTTGGAGAAGTTAGAAGGATTGTCAATATTTTCTATAAGCGAAAAACCTTCATCAGTTCTATTAGTGTATACTACGTCTGATAATGGATAACTTACATCTGTAAGAAAAGTTCCTATAAGACTTGGAGCGCCTGACAACTTAAGTATAGTTCTTTCTATTTCTATTACCGTGTATGTTCCTTCGTTATCATCGCTGTTTATAATAAAGGTATCACCTAAATTAAAGCCTAATAATCCCCAATCAAATGAAGAGTCATTTAACAATTGAAGATTACCATCATCATCTACATTATGGATTAGGTTTTTAACAAATCCTCCTAATGTACCTGGTGCAATTTCTATAACATCTAATACTGATATTTTATTATCTGTATCTAGAGCTGTAGAATCTTTAGTGGCCTTCTTTCTTTGGAATTCAATCTTAAATGGATCGCGAATATCTGATATATTTATCTGCTTAGAATTCTGTACTTGTCTATTAGCTATACTCCATTGTGATTCCGTATGAACAGCGTCGATAGTGTTTAACTCGTCCTTGTCTTTTTCAAAATTCTTGTACTTAAAGTTGAATTCATTTATAGCATACCTTTCATTGAATCTAGACATAAATTCCTCGCTAGGAGCTAAAAAGAATCCACCATTATCCACATTGCTGTAGAAGTCATTGTATTGTCCTACATATGCTTCTTCAGGGTTTATTTGACAATCGGCATTTACTTCCATTAAGTTTTCTCTACGATCCTTATAGGTTATATAAAATGGCTCGTCGTCTCTTTGTCTTATTAGATTACCACTAAAAGCAAATTGGTCGTAGAATTCTCCACCTACTTCCCATTTAGGAGCTGAAGTCTCTAATCCTCCACTAGTGCTTTTAATTGCTTGCTTTAATAAATCAATATATCTAACACCTTTTATTACGCTGTCTATTGCAGTTGAGGTGTATGTAATTGTCTGTTCTCCAGACCTCCATACATATCCTGTAAGAATTCTTGTTAATTGAAGTATAATTGAAAGTCTTTCACCGTTTTCAATATCCGGCAAGGGTATAGATAGGTCTGTGATTGTGAGGTCGTATCTTTTTTGATTTGTTGCTGTAAAAACACCGGGAACACTATAAGATTCAATACCCATGTATTGAACATCCATTAGAGGGCTTGAGAAGTTTTGCATTGTAAAATCACTAGTGTAAGAAGGGGTGTTGCCCTCCTGTGTAGGGGTTTTAAATGCCCACATAAAAAGCTCTGCGTAATCATTTAGCCTCCAATTATCTTCTATGTTTTCATTAGTAGGTATATATAAGGATACGCGAACATCTTTATAGTTTAAAACTCCTTCTGTTAAAGTGTTTTTAGCATCAATACAACCCATGTCATATCTGTTTTCAAAGATATATTGGTCAGAGGAACTTCCTGTAGTATAAAACCCTCTATCAATATAACTTAAATCATTTTCTATGCCATTTATTATAACATTATTATAAGGGTTCACAAAATACCTTATATCATTTGGTGTGCCAAATTGATATGAGCCTACTTCTCCCTGTATTCCCCATAGACTGCTCTGTGTAAAAGGCTTCGCTTTTAACAGTATTTTTTCAGAAGTCAAAGGCTCTATAGCCTCTCCATCTACGTTTAAATCACTAAAAACATCAACTTTTATGCTTTTTCTTCGTTTAATTATGGCTCTTTGCGTATCTTGTACAACTTTACACTTAAAATACGTTAGTTCATCAGTCTCAGAACCTTCAAAGTTCAAGACTCCTAATATAAATTCAACACCATTTCTTTCTAAGATATATTCGACTTCGCTTTCGAATCCAAAGTTTTTATAATACTCTAATATGAAAGGCAGTAAATGGCCTAGCATATCCACTATAATTCCATTAGGTAATGTGTATGGTGTTTCTGCTGGCTCAAAATACCCTTTAATAAACTCTAAATCAATCTCGCTATTCATGAAAGTCACATCCCTAGCATAACCGTCAGAGTTTTGTATGATATTAAACTCACTAGCATCAAACTTTACAGGCTCACTTATTTGTATTCTTCCTGTGTCGTCATTCTTGAAATTAAGAAAATGCGTAAATTCTTTATGTTCTATAGGATCGCTCATTATACTCCTTTACCGGTTAATGTTAGAATGTTATTGTGCTTATTAGTTGTTGTGTTTCCGTTCCTCATGCTTGTAGCAAAACCATTTTTATCTATATTTACAACAGACGTTTGTTTGTTGTTTACAGCCGATTTAAGAGACTTTAATTCTCTAACAACGGATTCATTAGAATTTCTCTGAACGTTCACTATAGGTGTAGCTGAGTTGTTCATGTTGTATGCAGTGATATCATTATCCATTAACACTCCACCAAGCTCTTCCTTAAAGTGTAACTCTCTAGATTTATAGATTTTATCACCACTTTCAAGATACCTCATATTGGCTTTGCTTTCACCGTAACTCTTTACGTTACCTTGTCTATCTGTGTGTACTTCAGGTCTTTTTTCATCTACCATTGCCCAACCTTCAGGAGCATTCATTGTACCTCTAAAATACTCAGGTACTGATTGTGATGATATAGCTGCAATCTTTGCTACAGTAAGCCCAGCAATAACAGCAGTTAAGGCAATAGCGCCAGGATATCCTGGATTAGCCCATGCACCGATAATAGCTTGCGCTCCATCAATATTCGCATTAAAAATAGCCTGTTGTTTTTTAGCTTTGGCCTCTCTAATTTGTATCTTCCTTTTTTTAGCTTCATACTGTCTATCAATCTCTTCTTGTGCTGAAGCTGATTCACCAGCAAATAATATCTTTATATCTCTTTCTCTTTCAAGGTTTTCGTATTCATCTTCAAATCCTTGATTAGATAAATTTGAAATAAAGTTAAAAGCCTCTTGAGCCATTTCAGCAATTTGATTAAAATGGAAAGCAAACTTCTCTATTCCTTCTTCAGCAGCTCTCTCCATAACAGTCCACATGTTCTCCCATTGTCCTGTGATTTCGTTTAACTGAAAGTTATTAAACATTTCATTGAACGTATCAAGACCGGCTTCTGAGAACACATCTCCAGCAAAACTATTAAAGAATTCCCTCATAGCATTACTTGCTGCCTCTATTCCTTTAGCGTCCTCACTATCAGGCATATTTAATTCAGAAATTTGAGCATTCAGGTTCGCGATATCATCAGAAATAGATGCAGCTTTTGCATACATACCCATGGCTTTTGCTTCTCGTCTAGCTGCTATTAACTTCTCTTTACTCATTTCTAAATAATGGATCAACCCTTCTCTCTGTATCTCTTTAGTGAAATCAAGCATTTTTTTCTCAATTTTCTCTCTAGAAAGACCTTGAGATATAAGTCTGTTTCTCTCAGCAGTTATAGCGTTAGTTTGCCAAGTTGTCATTTTCTGTGTAGCAAGTCTTAAGTCTTCTAATTCGGCTGCGATATGTGTTTTTGTTATGGTTTTAATTCTTTCTTGCCCAGCTAAGTTTATTGCTACTTTCTCCTTAACAAACTTTTTCTCTATTAGTTTTTTAGATTCAGCACCTCCTTTAGTGGTTTCTATACCATAATCCCTAATTAACTCAGCGAGTTTCGCTTCTTCTACGACAAGGAGTTCATTAGCTTCTAATCGCATTTTTAAAGATAAATCCGTGTTTTCAGTAAGCTCTTTTAGAGCATCTATATTGGTTTGTAAATAAATCTTGTCGAGTTCATGTTTAGCTTTAGACTCTTCATCCGTTCCTTTAGCTTTATTTAACCGTTCCCATGCTTCCTTTTCTTTATTAAGCACATCAATCCTATCTAGAATATCCGGAGCTTCAGGAGCAATAGATTTTTGTCTTTCAGCCTCTATATCTTCTAAATCTTGAAGAACATCCTTGAGTTCTCTTCTGTCGGAAGTTTTAAGCTTCCCTTTATCGTTTTCTAACCTACCTATTATATCCTCGTAATCAAGCCAAGTCTGCTCGTAACCTTTTATGGTTGCTTTTACCTCTTCTAACCCTCTTTTTTCCATGATAGTTAATGGCCCAGGTTCATAATCCGCTGGTAGTGCCACTCCGGTAACTGTTTTTGGATTTAAACCTCTTGTGCCACCTTCGTCTACGTTTATATATTTGTCTTCATCTTCTGCCGCATCATCAATAGTTTGCTGTACAGCTCTTTGCTTCTTCTCGATATATGCTATTTGTTCATCAATAATCTTGGCTTTAGCTTTATTTATCTCTAGTTCTGTTTTTGCTGCATCTATCTGTGCTTGGCTCCTATCTCTTATTTCTTTTATCTCCTTCTCCATCTTAGCAGTTCTTTTTGCAGCTTGTTTAGCCTCCCACTTATCACCGTCTTCAATTGCTTTGTTCAGGTTTCTTTGAGCTTTAGCTGATCCATCTAGTTCGTCTGAAAAAGAGATTAAAAGACCAATAGCAAGTGATAATGCTGAGATTAAAAGACCAATAGGATTAGCCTTTGTAGCCACATTTAAAGCTATCATTTCTATCTTCGCTGCTCGTAATCCTCCTTTAAATAACGCTGTCGCTATAGTCATCGCTGTTGTAACAGCTACATAAGCTCTACTAGCAACGGTAAGACTAATCATTATCCCTTTATAAATAGCCCATGCTTTTATAGCTTGGTATATCCATTTTACTAAAGTGCCTAAATTAGAAGCTATTCCGTCAATTATTCTCATTAAAGTTTCGGACACATAGTTATCCCTTCCAAAATCCTCTACCAATATAGTCCATGCGTTTGTTAGTCTACTAACAGCGGCTTGTAGTGTTTCTACTTTATCAACAGTATTTAGTCCAAATGCAATCTCAACTTGTTCAGCAAATTTAGGAAGTACATCCTTAGTGATAACCTCTCCTTTCTTCAGCATTTCATCAAGTTCCCTAGTGGTTACACCCATAGAGTTCGCCATAATATCCATAGCACCAGGAAGTCTTTCCCCTAACTGACGACGAAGTTCCTCTGTCGTTATCTTACCCTTAGAAACCATTTGCTCTAACGCTAAGAATATACCTTGAAGTTCATCTTTTTTAAGACCAAGTACACCGGCAGCTTTAGTCATTGTTCCAAATATCCTTTGCGTTGCCATCGCTGTAAGACCAGCTTGTTGAGTTGCTGCTCTAAACTTAATGTATCTATTTGTTATAGTAACTAAATCAGCACCATAAGCTTGAGCCGTAGTTCTAAGAAAACTAGTGGTTTGATGTAATTCATATGTATTTTTTATAACAGCTTCCATAGAGAATCTCATGGAATCCAACTTCTTCGTTAAAGAAAAAGCATTCTTTATTAGGCCAGCAAATAATGTAGCACCTCCAATAAGTCCGAAAGCTGAAACCAAACTTCGCACCCCTCTCATAGCGCCTTTTAAGCCTGTGTTAGTAAACTTTTGTGTAGCCGAGTTTGCGTGGTTTATTCTATTTGTTAGCTTATCATATTCTTTTTGCGCTCTTCTAGTTGCTCTTGAGTTCTTTCCTTGAGTAGTCATCAAGTCTTGAAGAACTTTTTTAGCTTCTTTTTGCTTTTCGACCAACTTGTTGTATGGCCTGTTCATTTCAATATAAGCTGCTTTCTGCCTTTGTAATGCTTCTTTGTTTCTTTGTATAGCATCAGCTTCTTTTAGCTTATTCTGTACAGCTTTTTTTGAATTCGCTGCGTCTCTTGCTGAAGTTTTTTCCCATTCCTTATAATCTTCATTAAGCTTCTTTAAGGAATCACTAGTTCTACCAATAGCGTTAGCATCCTCCTTCATTTGCGCTGTTACCTGACCAGATATACCTTTTTCTCTAGCTGTTTTTTGAGCTTTTATTAACGCATCTTCTTTATCATAATAAGCAACTATTTTATCATGTCTTTTCTTCTCTGCCTCAGACAATCCTTGTATAGCATTTTGATTTTTAGCAATGTTATTTAATCTAGCTTGTTCAGCAGCTATATCTTTTTTTACTAAAGCGTCTTGTTTTGTGTAATAATCAACTATTTTATCATGTCTCTTCTTTTCAGCAGCCGTTAAACCTACTACACTATTCTGGAATTTAGCAATATTTTCTAACTTCTTTTGCCATAAAGAAGTCTCTTTAGAACCTTGTGAATTCACAGTATTCTGTAAAGACTTTAAAGCTCCTTCAAGTTCTTTTATTTTCGCAGTTTGATTTTCAGCGCCTAACCCTTGTTGTGCGAATTGTTTTGCATTAGCATTAAGCTTAGTTATCGTATCGTTTAAAGCCAATACACCCTGTTCAATGGCTGAAACCATTGCTAGTGCTGCGTCCTTCGATTCTTGAAAATTATTACCCATTTGATTTTCGTCTTTCTTCGTTAATTTCGTTAGCTATATTATTTATTTCTAGCCACTTCTTAACACTTGTAGTCTTGATATCGATGTTGTTCTTGCCTGTTATCTGTTCAAGTAGAACCGCTTGCTTTTCTATACTTGATTCTTCTCCGGCTAATTCGTTTTCTTTTTGCAATTCCTTTAACTCGTCTAGCTTTATCCCTAGCTTATTTTCGCTAGATTTTCTTTGCTGTAGTAGTCTTTTTACTTCTACCAACTTCTTTGCTTTACGATTCCACTTATAACCCCATTCGCCTAAAGCTTCTATGTAAACTTCTAAAGTTTCTTCATGCATCTCCCTCTCAAATATTTCCTTTAAAAACATACCTGATACTTCATACCTGGTCTGTAGGTAAACAACTTCAGACATTAGCTGATGATAGTATGCAACAGTATTATCATCTATCAGTTCAGCCCATTCTTTTTTAATAGCTTGCCAGCGCTCGTTAGCGTTTTTAGGTATAGACACTTCGTTATATCCATCAAATTCAACCACTAAGTAGTTAAAGTCTTGTGACTTGTAAATAATATCGAAATTGTAAATCGGTAAATCACTACAATCTTTGTATAAATTCATTTATATGTTTTTAGATTTTTAATATGACTTTCCTTCTAGGATCGGAGGAATTGTAATCGGTGTAGTCCTTTCGTAAAAGGCGATTACTTGGTAGCTTCAGCAAATATACAAAAAAATCCCTCAAGAACCACCAAGAGGGATAAACAACTTTCAAAACCTTCCAAATGAAAAATACATAAGTGAAGTGACTGCTAAGATAGTAATTTATTTTAGAATTCAAGCATTTGCGCATTTATTTTATTTAACAAGAAAGGCTCTATGATTTCAACGTTAACTTTATGATTATGTTTCTCAGTAAGGTCGAATATCTCTCCGTATATCGATTCAAGTAGTGATTGCTTACCTCTTACAGTACCAATATCATATGTAGATTCATTAACATTCACCGAGTCTAAGTACATGTTTTCAAAAGTTTCTCCTGTCCAGTAGAAGTTGTAAGCCATTCCTGGAGTTTTAGGAGTGTAAACATTTTGAGCTTCGGCAAATCTTTCAGTATCAGGAGCATATGTTCCGTCTCCATCAGCATGCTCTAAAGCCATGTCTAAGGAGTTTTTACCTTTGTTTAATTGGCCATATTTAACTAAATCAATAATCTCTTGCTTATTAGCAATAACAGCCTCTTTACCCCATTGAGGTATCATTTTTTTTATATTCGCTAAGTTCTTTAGAACTTGTTCTGTAACATTCATAATGTAAAGGTACAAAAAAGCCTCTGAACTTAATCAAAGGCTTTTTAAAAATTCTACAATTAATTCGTACTATACTGTTGTAGCACTAGCTAATTGAGACTGATATAAGTCAGTATCTTTTAAGATAACTGTATTGTTTTCTGCTGAATCATATAATCGAATAGCGATTATGTCATTAGCAGCTAATGCAGCCACGGTAAACGTGTAAGTACCTTCTGGACTTTCAACAACTGTTTGAGATTCAGTAACACCATTTCTAGTGATTAAGAAATCTGTTGTTAAACCACCAACCCATGCGTTTTGGTTTTGTTTAGACTTAGCATTAACAACAATAGTTGTTCCTAAATCAGCAGGCACAGCGTCGAACGTAAGAACAACTTCGTTGATACCGTCTTCTTTTTGAGGTTGGTAACCACTAAGTTCCTTCTGAGAAATATAAAGATAATCACGATCTAACTCACCACGTTCAGTCATTTGAAAGCCTAAACCTTCTTTCTGACCAACTGAATCAGTAGGGAATGATAACTTCATTGCTTGTAACATACCTATCGTAAATCCTCTAAGACTTCCAGTAGTTGATTTTGTACCTAAGATGTTTCCATCCCTGTCCACAAATAACACGTTGTAAGCACCAAAACTATTTAAAGAGTGTAAAGCTGCGTGAAAAGCCATACCATTAATAAACGTAAGAGCGAACTCATACATACCTAATGTTGCTACTTGCTTGGTTCCGTCTTCTAAAGTTTCAATAACATCTTCTGAAGAATTATCAGAGAATGTTTTAGCTCCTTTTAAGATAATTAAATTACCTTCAGCCTGTACTTCTTGTACGTAAGTCTGATCTAGTGTTCTCGCACCATCAAATTCAAATCCATCAGGAGTGAACCACAATGCTGTAGCTTTCTTGATAAATTGTTTGCATCCTTTCGTGCCTGTTCCGAAAACTGCACCAGCGCCACATAGCACTAAATTGTAAATTGTGTTTAATATTGCCATTTTATTTAACTTTTTGGGTGGCTTTCAGATATCTAAATCCTTCTGCCGTTAATTTTATTTTTTCGCCTTTCTCTTTCCAAACTTCACCTACTTTAAATCTACGAGTAACGGTGTATGATTTGGTTTTAGGAGAATCGACTTTCTTTGAAGTAACCACGACTTCTGCCTGGTCTTCAGGTAAACTCTCAATAGCTACTAAGCTTTTCTGACGAGTGCCTTTTTTGTTTTTGCGTTCTATTTTATCCATTTCTTTTATTTAACATTGCTCATTAATATAATAACTTAAATCCAGGTTAACACTAAAACAATGAAACGGTTGCGTATCACTTAGTCTAATTCCTGAAGTCTCAAAACCCTGAAAAACATTCTTAATCCCTTTAGTAATCCCTGTTATTTCAAACCTCTCAAACGCATTGTCACGCAATATAGCGATAACATCTTGTTGGATTTTTTGGTCTTCTCTTTCAGTTCCAGCATAAGCTTTCTCAAGGTCTAACATGAATACAACTTTAACTTCGGCAAGAAACTTATTCTCGTCCTTAGTCTTGTGTTGTTGATTCTCAATAAATGCGAATACCAATGAATAATCATCATCGTAATAAACATCTACATAGTCTCCTTTTGTTGCGTTATACCACTCTGGGTTAATAGCGTTAGAGTTTGCGTCCGAGCTATGCTCATTCCTATAGACTCTACCATAAGCTGAAATGTCACCTTGTACGCTCGCTGAAAGCAAATCATATAAAGTATTCTTGATATTCTCGATATCAACATCTATGCCTAACGGATTAGTGAGACTATTGTTCATGAGTTATAGTTCCTGAGACTTGCCCTTTAGTTATTGTTTTTAATAGATTTCTTTGTGTGCCAAACCTTCTTTGGACAGATTCAATTTCATATCCGTATCTAGTTGCAACACCTAACGTGTAATTGTAGTTTGCGCCTCTAATAGCAAACTTGTTAGGAGCTGAACGAAATACATCATAATTTAATCTACCTAAGAATTCTTCGGTAAGACGTTTGATACCGTTCTTTCTTGGTGAAGTTGAAATCAACTCCGAAATAACGATAACCATTCTCAATGAGATTGCCTTATCGAATCCTCTAGGGTATAACACTAGTAAGTTATCGTCTACAGTATCTCTTTCAAAACTATCATTAAGAACTTGAGTAACAGCTTGCTTCTTAATAACTTCTAGATAAGTCTGAAAATCAGCCTCGCTTATACCAGCTATAGGTTGACATTCTAAAACGTTTTCTAGAGTTATAGCGCTGTGTTCATCCTGAAAGTTTGAACCACTTTCGGAAAGTACATTCTCGGCTGAAAGAGAGAAGTCTATTGTGCCGTCTTCCCTCCAACCGATTCGTTTAACTAGTTCTAATGATAGTTCTGTTAGAGTCATACTTATGAGTTAGCTTGAACTACTTTAAAGATATGAGTTTCTGTAGCTGAATTCAACCAAGAACCTTCAATAGCGTATGTTAATGCTATTTCATACTCGTCAACAACATCCTGAACATTACCACCTGAAGCAGCCGTGTCAGCAACGTTACGTTTAACGTGCATATCTAAGTTAAATCCAAATGCTGGATCAACCATTGTTGTGAATAAACCTTCGTTTGCTCCAACACTACCAGTTCCTCTACGGTTTAACGGTTCGTTCCAAGTAGTCATACCTACTAATCCTTGCTCCCACATGAACATTGTAGCATCTGCTCCAATAGCCATTTGAGGCTCTTCTACGACAGTAATACCAGCTAATGAATATTCTGTGTTATCAGCATTAGTTCGTCCGTTAGAAGCTAACTTTCTGTAGTCAGCAGCCATACGTTGGTCACCAACAGCAACAGTATTCATTTTATTATACTTGTTTAAAGCTTGAGTCGACTTAGCATATTCAAACACCATGTCTTTATCAGCTAAAGCATTGTCGTATTGGTCATTCGTAACTTCATCAAATACCATTAACCCATCAGCACCTACTTCAGAACGGTTAGTATTTAACCAGGCTAAATTCGCTGTAGATAAATCAGTATAAAGCGAAATAAGCTTGTTTTTGATTTCATGTTGTAAGATATCTTCATAAGATAATCTGTTCATGTCAGCTTGTTTCGTTGAAACTTTGAATGTTTGCGTCATTCGAACGTAAGTAATATCCTTAACAAAAGAATCCGGGAAAGCTGCTGCTGCGTGAGAAGCTGATTTTGCCGATCCTGAAGCTGTATAAACTCTAGTGTTTATATCAACCTTTGTTGGTTGGATATCAGATTGCTTCAGAGCGTTAAGGTTACGGAAAGTATCGTTTTCCCCAGCCAATAACAACCTTGTCGCTGAATGTTGGTAGTCTCTAAACTCCCCTTTGTCAATTAAATTATTACTAGCTTTTGTAATAGCAGCTAATAATTGCGTGTCTGTAAGATTCGCCATAACTTTTTATTAGTTTAATATTTCAGGATTCTCTTTTGCCATTTCTTTAAGTAGCGCATTGGCTTCTTCACTACCTACATTAATATTTTTCTCCTTAAGAATAGCTTCGTATTCAGCTAATGTAGATGCTGTTTGACCTTCTTGGTTATTGCCACTTCCACCACCACGACCAGTAATCACCGGAGCTTTATCCCATCCTTTGCTGTTAACAAATCCTGCTACAGCTTCTGAAAGGGTTAAATCTTTTTCGCTAGTGTCTTTTAGCTTGTTCCCATTTTGGTAAATACCATCTTCTTTTACTTCATGCGATAAGAAAAATAAACTAGTGGCCTCACCTTTAGATAACCCTATTGCCTCGGCAAGATTCGGTATCATTGAAGTGACATCACTCTTAGTTGCATTCGTCTTCATTGTATTCTCAAGAGAAGAGTATTCAGTTTCTTTTTCAGCTATAATCCCTTGTAATTTGCTTATAGAAGTTTCCAACTCTTTTACTTGTGCATCAGGCTCTAATTTTGCGTCTTTAAGAATAAGAGCTTTAAAAGAATTCAAGAATCCATCACGGTCTTTTACCCTTTCAGGTAAACCGCCTTTGTCGCTTAAATCTTTAAAAAGCATTTCTCTTGAAGCAGTAGCTCCTTCGTCATACTTATCTTTACCTATGTTTGTCTTAATCTCGTCAACTTGAGACTGAGTAAACAATGTTGGTAATGTGATATTTTCATCTTCGTTTTCAGAAGACAAGGACTGTGCTAGTATCTTAGCGTCGATGCCAAGCGATAAAGCTAATGCATCTAGGACTTTTTTATTCATCTTTTATTCGTTTATTTTTTCGGTTAACTTAATACCTCCCATTTGAGGGTGAGGTTGCTTCCCAAATTTCTCTGAATAAGCATTTCTTAATTCTTCAAGTTCAAGTTCAGTAAACGTTGGAGCTGAAGCTGATTTAGCTTTTCCAGAAGTAGCTTCTTTTTTAGCTGTGTCTTTTTTAGCTGTTGGCTTTTGGTCTTCAGCTAAAATATAACGTCTTCGGTAAGCGTTTTTGTTACGATTCATTATTTCAGCTTCGTCTTTGGTTATAAAAACCCTTTTCTGAGTCTTCTCGCCTGTTTTTTTGCTAGTGTTTAGCAACGGAGTCCATTCTCCTCTGTGTAGTTCTTCTACAAGGAACTTAAATTGTTTCATTTTGTTTAATTGTTTTATTGTTAATGTAATTGTTAAAATTCTCTGTTAACTCAGATATGTTTAGTAATGTTTTCTGAGCTTCTGTTAAGGACTGAAGCCAATCAGCATAGTATGCTTTCTTAATTTTATCCTGATCCGAAAGACCAGCTAAAGATAGTATATCTTTTACACTTGAAGTAGGAAAAGGCTCTATTTTTGACAGTTTGTCTTGTTTTGATAACTCAACAGCGTCATTTTGATACTCAGCGTCGAAATACTGCTTTCTCAAATCAAGTATAACAGCGTCTGACACGTTTTTTGTCACGGTGTCAGTATACTTTTTAAGTATATCATCAGGACTTTCTAAGATATATCTCATTCCGTAAGAAACAGAACTTTGATAAGAGTTATCCCTTAATACAACCTTTCCGAAACAATCTATCATAAACTTATGTAGTTTAGCAAATGTTTCAGACATATCTCTTAATCTGTCTTGTACTGGCTGTGCGTCTAAGAATCGACCAGTAGCCGTTTCTCTTTTACCACCTTGTTCGTAAGTTGTTCCCCACATAGACTGAAACATTCTATTTCTGTCTTTGTCCATCTTCTCTACATAGAATTTTGCTGTCTGTAAATCAGGACTAACAAATCCCATTAGATTAGGAGCTACTATTGGGTCGTCAACTTGAGGTAAAGGAACTACTGTTTCATCACTAGGATTAGTTCTAGTCTTAGCTCCACTACCACCACATGAACCACATGTAGTAGACTCAAATACATCAGGGTCTTCACCAGCTCCTTCGCTAATAAGCGTGTTCACCATTCCTTCTCCGTCACACCTGGTACATGCTTGAGCATAAGACCAATATCTAGGATATAAGTGAGCTAAGTCGTGAACAGTACTTGTTGAAACAAGCCTAAGTAATGCATCAGCATCTTCTACTACATCAGCTATAATACTTTCAAAAACCTCGTAGTTAGGGTCTTTTTCATCACCTAATATACGAGCAGGCACAAAACCAAAGAAGTTATCCATTCTATCGGCAACTACCTCTACATATGTGCCTCCCTCATTAGTGAATATTCTATCAGTATACTTGTCTATTACTCTGTAGTATTTTTTCTCTTGTTGTATCTTTAAGTAGGATTCCCCTTGTTCGTTGTTGCCAAGATTTCTGTAAATCTGTTCATCAACCTCAGATAGCTTCTTTTTGTGAGATTCAAATATAATAGCTTCTACGTTATTCCCTTTGTTGGAATACCATAGTATTTCTTCTGTATTAACAACATGAGTCTCTAGCTTACCTTCGTCATCTACGTCAATAAACAAAACACCATTAGGATCGATAACATATTGCTTCTTTACAACCTTCTTTAAGAATTTCTTGATATCAAGCACATCGGAAGTAGTGCTTATGCTAGATTTTAAAAGGTCTATTCCACCTTGATTTAGATTGTAAGATATGCTACCTCCTTTCGCTGTGAATATTTTATCAACCGGCCTTAGTATAAATGAGAAAAGAGAACGGTTTGATTTAACTAACTTCTCTCTTAATAATTTCTGTGCATGAGTTTCGTAGTCGTCCAGCTTAATAAGGAAGTCTGAAACCCCTTTTCCTGTAACATGCATTCGGTTTTTCTTAGCTCTTTTTCTAGAAAGTTTAATCTCCGGAGAGACACCCTTTTCTATTAGCTTAATAACCGTACTATTATCTAAAGTCATTTATTTAAAATGTGTGTGTCAGCAAAGGTATAGAATTTTTTCTATATAATAACACTATATCACATATTTTCTCTTTTTCTAGAACCAAGGAAGCTTTTTTTAGTCTTAGCTATGTCAAACCAGGCTCTCATGAATAAAGCATCCCTGTAATCAGGAGAACGTCCAATATCGCTCTTAATTTTACCTTTAGGCTTGCAATCTAGCTTAGTTCCATCCCTTTCATTAGGCACACTTTGTATCTGGGCCAACTCAACTTTGATATCAGTCTGTACCTTAGTGGTTAGGTCGCATCTAATATCGATTTCACCTTTATTTATCTGTTCTGCAAGGTAATACAAGCATTGCACTTGTAAATTACGGTAGTTTGGAGTCTTTTCACCTTGTCGACCAACCCTAATAGCTTTAGCGTTATTTATGAATCCTTTTATACCACCAATGTCCACAACACCACCTCCGACACCATCAACATCTGCGATACACCGTAACTTAGGAACCTTGTACTTGTTTCTTAAGTATAAGATCGCGTGAGCGATATCTGTTATCTTACTAAAGTCAAAAGTAAGAATTTCAACAGCAACCCATCCTTTCCATGCTATTATTACAGCTTTATCACTACCAAAACGAGCAACATCGGCTGTTATGAAGTTTTTTCCTAAAGGAACATGGTCGTTTTCGAATATCGAGTCAATCATTTCCTGGTCAGCTAGTTGATATGGGTTATCTTCGTAATCCCAATTACCATTAAATAGTCTTTCATACATAGCCTTGTCCTCATGAGCTTGCGCTCTTAAGTTGTCTATATAATCTTGCTCAATAAAAGGGTTTTCGGTAACTAAACAGTTTAAATAAGTCTTAACGATGGTCTTTTCTCGCTTATTCTCAATAGCAAGCTCTCCATTCTGATGCTTATCGTAAATATTTGTCTTAGCCCAATTCTGTTTTGGGTTACATGTGAGGAAAAACTTCTTTCTTAGTCCATATTTCTTATTGTGCTGACGGCCAATACGAGTTTGAAGTGTTTTAACAGCGTTTTCGTGTATTTCACCAACTTCCTCTGCCCATCCACCAGTATATTCAGTAGAACCAATATCCTCGTAAAGTGGATCAGACGGCTTGTACTTAACCTCAATAAGATTTATATGACTTCCGTTAGGGAAATCAATATAACCCTTGATAGAATTATAATTAAAATCCTCAATACCGTATTCCCGGCAAACCTTCTTGAATGTCTTTACAACAGAATCAGAAATATCCTTAATCTGATTACGAGCAATGAACCAGTTAGTATTTGGGTAAGCTAAACACGAAAACACAATCCAACAAACTCCTGTCCAAGACTTTGCTCCACCAGCAGCTCCCCCATAAAGGAATTGGTCATGAACCCTGTCTGTGAGTATCTCCAGAGCTTGTTTCTGTTTGTGATGGGTGGTTATTTCTCCCTCAGCAACCCCTGTCTCGCTATTCTGAGCTTCGCCCTTTACAATGAAATCGAAGTTGCCTTGTTTGAATAATTCAACCCTAACATCAATCGGTTTAATCGACTGCGTTAAACTGTTAAACTTCTTTAAGTCCATTAAGTTATTTCTTAAAAGTCTTGTGTCTGTAAGTCTCGTCGATAGCTGGAGTTTTAGCATAATGCTTAGTCTCCATATCTTTGTGACGCTTTGTTATTCTTAAATGCTCGTCGTAATCAGCTAATTCCTGTTCTATTTGATGCTCATAAGCCTTTACCTTAAGCCCTATAAGAGCAAATACTGTAAATAAAAGCACTACTAATCCAATTCCAATCCATAAGTAAATCATATATCTGTTGTTTTAATTGTTATTCCATTAAATTGCTTAGTAACCAAGCGAAAAATAATATGTACAAGAACGTGTCCACTTATTTTATCATAGTTTCTGAGCATAATTCACACTTCTTTTTGCAACCATTGTTTCCTACAGCCTCTTCTAAGCAAATGTAATCAATACCGATTCTAGGCTTGCTTCGCTTTACCATTTCTTTAACTCGCTTAAAAGCGCAAAATACAGCTTGTAAAATAGGGTGTTGTTCTTTTATTTTCATATCAGTCAAATTTTTCGCAATCAAAGATTAATAATAATAAATTTATACATATTCCTACACTTATAGAAGCTATAAACATACTTATCTGTTTTTGTACTGCTTAAACGAAATGCTCAAACATAAACTGTCGGCTTCTTTTTTTGTAACTTCCTTGTTGTTCACTTTGTACTTTCCGTAACGAGACAACTCAACGATTGTTCCAGGCTCTGCGCAAACAGTTACATAATTAATTGATTTCAATACGTCACAACTAAATGCTAACGTCATAACACATACAAGTGCCGTAATAAGTTTTAATTTTTTCATATATCTATTGTTTCACTATTAGTATTCCCTCCTATTTGGTCTTGCATTAAAGTCAAAACCGTATTCAATTGCTCTGGAGTAGCCTTGCTCAAATCCATAACAGGACTCTTTTGCATATTATCCATAGCATAATAACCTTGCATCTTATTCAAAATCTCCAAAGCCTTAACCTTGCTTATTAACTTGACAACCATCTGCTCCTCAACAACATCATTGCCCTCGCGATCCGTATACTTCTTCTTCTTATGAGTGATACTCTCTATGCATTGCCTCGCCTCATGTGGTAAAGCTTTAAGCTCCTCCGGAGTAAGCGACAGATAATCAGTAGCGTCACTACGAAGCCAATGAACCAAATGCTGTACAACCTGCTCCTGCTCAACATTAATCAAGGATCGGATAGCCGTTCGCTTGTCGTCAAAGTAAACCTTGCCCTTCGGACTCTTTACCATTACCGAAAACATAGTGGCTGCCGACGAATCCTTTATATCAGGCTTGAACTTCTTAATAGCCTTTGTGCCATTGAATCCATTAACATAATACTCGTCTATAACCATCCGATTAAAAGACTCTACCGTATCACTAAGCGTTAATTCATCACTCATACCTTAAACTCCTTGTTAAACTCATTCATAAGCTCCTCTATGGTGATATTCAAATCTAAACCGTACTGTTCGCAAGTATTCTGAAATTGAACAATAACCTTCCTAGAAATACTACGATTAAAAGGTACCTTTAAATCTATCTTGTCCTTTAATGGAGCTGTTCTGATGTGTTTTCTTCTCTTCCTTGGCTGTTTATTCCTCTTTTTGCGAGGAACCGGTCCAGGAGGCTTTCTATCCGATATTCTTAACATCTTTCTTCGACCTTCTAATCTTGCCATTCTGTCGCAAAGTTAATGCTTATTATAGTACTGTGCAAATACAATGACAAAAAGTCACCATTGAGTCCGAAATTCCCCAAAAATTATTATAGACGGTTGAAGCCCAGGCGACGGCAACCCCTTGGGGGTGACACGTTGTCATGTCACGTTGTCAGGTGTCATGTGCCAGGGTGTCATGTGCCAGGGTGTCATGTCCTCGAATCCCTGTGATAGCAAGGCTTCCCAAAGGTTGTCATGTTCTGGCTTGTCATCTTGTCAGGTTGTCATGTGACAGATCGTCACGTTGTCAGGTCAGGCTGTCATGACGTTGTGACATGGGCGCTGCAGCGATTTTAAGGTGCTTTTTAGAGTACTTTTTTGGCCATTGCAAGATAGCGCCAGTTATATATTTAAGGCTCTTAGAAGCGCTTATTTGTACCTTGTTTCGCTGCTTTGGGTGCATGGTATCAGGTGCATTGTATCAGGTGCATTGTATCAGGTGCATTGTATCAGGTGCATTGTATCAGGTGCATTGTATCAGGTGCATTGTATCAGGTGCATTGTATCAGGTGCATTGTATCAGGTGCATTGTATCAGGTGCATTGTATCAGGTGCAT